TACAGGTCCAACATAGCGGTCTAATCCATCAGGGCGATTCATACCCTTAGTTTAGGTGGTTATTCTGCTTGGCGGTTTGCTAAAGCCTCAGCAATGCGTACTTTTGCAACTTCTTCTGCTGTTGGTGGCATTAACTTAGCAAGGACAGCCTTAGAGACACGGTCAGCCAGTAGTTGTGACTCAATGTCACTGACTAACTCCTTGCAACATCCAAAGATGTCATAGGTAGTTGCTTGTCGTGCGACTGTATCGCTGGCAGGAAACACATGTGTAGATAGTGTTCCATCTTCGTTGATGACTACGCTAAAGCCTGCTTGAATCTTATCTTGTTCCATTATTTCATTCCTAACAGTTTTTGTTTACGTTCTGCAACGCCGATTGCTACTGGACAAAAATCACAGAGATAGGTCTTTTGACCTGGGGTGTCTTTGTACTTACCCATACCTTCTTTGATACGATCTTTTTCGGTCTTAGGGATAAGCATTAAGTCGCTCTTGTGCCAATCTGAACAACCATCTTTTGGTTTGTTGTGTTGCTTGTAGCATTTCATCGCATCTTCCATAAAGGTAGAGCGTGATTCGTAGAAGGTCTCATCAATTGATGCTAGACCCATTGATCCACCGCCCTTGATCTGGCTGATGATCTCTCGTTTAGACTCTTGATGAGCCCAAGCACGAAGTGGCAACACAAATAACTTACCCTTGTGTGGCTCTCCTGAGGGGAATACGTGATTCTCACATGCAACAGCAAGGAGGTGATCTAACTCTGGCTCACCATCGTATGGTGGCAATTCATCTAAGGTCTGGCAGACAAGACAATAGAGCAACCGAAACATAGGCTCTTGGTCTTTAGGTTTTTCACCCAGAATAGGTACGTTACTCATTGTGCTCCTTGTAGTAGTCCGATTATCCTAACAGATTATTAATTAAATTGTTTTGGTGCCCTTGGTAAGTTCTTATTCTTTAAGTATTCACGATTTTTTTTAATTCCCTGTGAGTTATCAACAGTTTCACCGTAAGCACGATTCTTAGATTTTCCACCTATACGACGATCATTGAATAGGTTGTGTGGTTGTCTACGCTCAAATTCACCAGGATCTGGTGCGCCAAGTGCTGTCCTCATTGCTAAGGATTGAACATTCTTCCTTGTGAAAACCCGCCACTTGGAGGTTTTGTAGGCATTGGTACAGATCGATTAGTACCACCAGTAATCATACCTTTCATACCTGGAGGTTTTGTAGGCATAGGTACAGATCGATTAGTACCACCAAAGATCATGCCCTTCATACCTGGAGGTTTTGTAGGCATAGGTACAGACTTTGTTGGTGGCCCAAATTGTCTAGGTGAGATGTTGGACATGATTACTTCTCCTTCTTGTATTTAATCTTTTGAGAAGACTCATCGTAAGGGCGCGATTCGGTGTATGCCCAAGATGATTTACCTGTGCGCTCTGCGTGAGCATCTACAGCACGCTTCATTGCTGCACGACCTTGACGACTACTGAGATCATGATGACGAATTGCTTGGTTGTCTGTTCCTAAACCGCCATTAGTGATGTAGTACTTTGTGCGGTTGTTAGCGCGATCAGGAATACCAGCCATAATTACTTACCTGGGTTTACCTTATTTGGGTACTCAGATGTTGCAAATCCATAGCCGTAGAATGGGTGTAGTGACTGGCGATTAGCAAGAGTTGCTGATGACTCAGTTCCTACCTCTGTATCTGGGCGAACTTTACGGTACTTGCCGTCTGTTGCGCCTTCATCTAACCCTGCGTTCATTGAACGTGATGTATTAACTGTCATTATCTCATACCAGTTTTCTTTTGTGGAAGGAGTGATCTCTTTTGAGGACCTGGCTTAGAGGATAATCTGCGACCAGGACGTCCCTCAAAACCTCTAACATCGTCTTGTTGTGAAACGCTTGCTGCTGCTTTAGCATAATCGCCTTTAGTAGGTTTACCTTTTCCGTATCTTTCAGCAATTGATGCTGCTTTAGATTGTGTTTCAAGGCGTTCTGCTCTACCAAAGTTTCTTGCACCAGGACTTGTTGAAGTTGATCTCAATGTACCTGCTTTTGCCATTGCACCAATCTGTGCTTTGGTTGTTTCACTTGCAGCCTTCTTTGCCTTACGGCGATCATTAAAATTCATTATTTGCTACCCATTCTTTTTGGAGTATTAGCGGCCTTAAGACCTCGTGCATTTGCACGGCTTGTCTTCTTGGATGTAGGAGCAGACGTTTTAGCATTCTGCACTCGTGCATCAGAAGCACCTTGAAGAAGTCCCTTTGCGTCTTTAGGGTTATGAGTAAGAAAATCTTTACCCTTAGGTAAAACAACCTTTACGCTCTTACTTACTGTGTAAGACTCGTGATCGCGGCCTAATCCACTGCGTCGTACAGCACCTTCTTTGTATGCTGCTTTTTTTGCTTTGTTTTTTCCAAGCATTATGCCATCTTACCTTTCACTCGTTGAGCATTGCGCTGCGTTACGCAAGAGAGGCAGTGACCTCTGTTTGCCATAAATTCTACAGGGTTCATAACTACTCCACAGGTTGGACATGGAGCAGATCCGTTGTAACGGGTTGCGTTCTCAGCGATCTGACGAGCCTGCAACTCCATCGATAGCATGCCGTCTCCGTCACTCATTGGGGAGTCTTTCCTAGCATCTCGTGAACTGGAGGTCCTGAAATGTTTAGGCTAGGACTAGTTCCGCTGAATTGAGAGGATGAAAGACTTCCTAATTTGGCGGCATTTAGTGCCAGTGATCCACCTTTTTTGGCGCCCCTGATTCCAAAACGACCAACTGTCATGGCACCTCTGAGCGCTCCTCCTGCTACTCCACGGGCTACCGATCCGATTACTATTGCTGCTGGAATTGGCATTTACATCACTCCTAGTGGTTTTGGTGTAGTTGAAGACATTGCTTTTTTAGGCGCCATTTTTGCTTGTGTAAAATCAATTGTTCCACCCATTGGATGTTTAACTGCTTGTCCTAAGTTTTTGTTTACTCCGCCAACATTCGGAGCGCTTTGTGCTGTTTTAAAACTACGCATACTTTGCTTAACGGTTGGTTGTGCTTGTGTAAAGTCAGCAATACCCCCATTGGGCATCGAAACAGACTTTCCCATATTAGGAGTTGTTCTTGTATTAGATGACATTCCACTTAATCCCATGTTTATTGACTGAGATTGATTGCCAAATTGTTGAGAAGAGATTGGCTGTGGCATCATGTGCTCCCTAATGCGTTACGTTCGGCTGCTTGGTATCCAGCGACTCCACCAGAGAACCAAGATATACGAGGTTCAGTATAGTTGCGATCTACCGTTACGATGTCGTCAATTCCAGGTTGTTGTCTTTCGTAGCCATAACGCTCTGGAAAGAGTTGAATTTGTGGCAGAGGTGGGCGAACCATAGCCTGGATATCTGCTCCAGGGATATTCATCACCATGAGAGCCTGTGATGTTAATCGTTCTGCATTAGTTGACCAAGGACCGTTGTATTGATAGCGCTTTGCTACCTGATCAGGTTTGATTGGTGCACGCCAAGGCTTGGTGTAATCGTAAACTCCGTCAAATTTTTGTGTCATCCGATTGCCCCTCTGTGAGTTACCCAAGTAGTTGCTTGTACTTGATGAGGAAGTGAGACTTCTAACTCTCCAGCAGCATGCTGGTATGCACGAACAAAGTGCTTGTAACGACCTAGTGAACTAAGCCCTAAATCTTGAGACATAGTTCCAGTTTGTCGTGGCTCTTCAGCCTTCTTTCCTTTTCCTTGCCCAATAAATGGACGACCCATCGCTATGTCATACGCATGACGATCAATAGTCACTGCGTGTGGACTGCTTGGGTCGTTAATGTTGTGGAAGAAGTTAGTGACTTTGTGTCCACCAAGAACATTTTCAGGGTCTTCACCTTCATGGATACGGCGTGCCTTCTCTACGTTTGCTGGAAGAAGAGCACCTTGTACTGTTCCAGTTTTTCTTAACTCATGGGATTCTCGAACGTTACGTTCCCAGTCACTAAGTGGAGAAAGCGCAGCAATAACTCCTGCACCACGTCGGACGTCTCCACCACCAACTCTAGACGCTTCTTCGTGGGCTTTTTCGTACCACTCGTTTCCTCCCTTTAAAAATTCAGGTGAGGCTTGACGATACTTACCAATAATGTTTTCAACATGTCCCTTAAATTGAGACTCTGCTAGGTTCTTATCCCAGCGACCGTGTGGATCCACACCAAATTTAGCCATGTTAGTTCCACGTTGGTCTCAAGTAGGCGAGCATCGCCTGACGACGTGCATTAATTTCTCCTGGCTGGTTAGCCTGTGTATTTGCCTTACCATCGTTAACGAGGTGAGGAGCAGGAGTAAGATGAGTTTGTGGTGCGCTACGAGGAATCATGTATGACACTGCGCCATCTCGATTGACAAGAGTGGCTTTCATCTGACGGGCGATACCCATGTCAGGGTTAAACTCTTCAGGCCAGTAGTACATAGATGGCTCAATGCGCTCACCCTTGTGTACACCACGTTGATAGGCTTTCTGATTGACACGGTTCTTGATGCTATCCAACAAACGGTCATCACGACGTGAGCGGATAGTACCAAGGTAGCCATCTGGGTATTCCGCAGATGGAACTCTTCCAACACCAATACGGAGTGAATCCATGGTGTCACGGGCTACAGGAGTACCTGCACCACCTTGATTGTTGTATCCAGCAAGACCACCGCCACCTAGCGATTGCCAGTTCTGCGATGGTGAAAAGTTATTGTATCCGCCAGCCATAGTTACTTCTTCCTAGGAAATGCGGTATCGAATGCTGCTAATGCTTCTTTCTTTTCCTTCATCTTTGCGCCTTTACTCATCTTACGACGAGCAGCGCTTTCAGCATTCTGCTTCCTTAAGTAACCGAGAGTCATCTCTGCTGCTGGGTTTGGAGTCTTTGTGCCAAACTTATCTTCAGTATTGGTAGGAAGTACTTTTCCAGATCCTGCTGCATAAATTGCAAGTTGCTTCTGCTCAATACCACGAGACAGACCTTCTTCTAAGGATTTACGTGAGGCTCGTCCACCAACACGATCAGACACATCTAGGTATGTCTTTTTACTTCCTTCATCTTGCCAAATTCCTTGGTGCACATTTGCGCTTTCAGTTGGAGTGGCTGCACGAGCCTGCATCCAACCAGTGGGCATAACTTTTTCAGCCTTGCCTTTGATTGCTTCTAAATGTTCACGAACTTTACCAACATCTGCTAAACCGCCAACTGTCTCTTTGCTTCCACCCATTTCAACAGGCATGCGAGGGTCACGTGATACATAGTATCCAGAACCCTTACCTTGTTTACCTGTTGCAATTTCACGTGATCCACCTAGAAGGTGTGCAAACTGAGCATCACTTAAGACAGGACGGCTATCACTCATTAGTTTCTACCTGCACCCTTATCAGATTGAGGAAGAGTAGAACCTGGAGCAGCGTCATCCCAATTAAAGGTTGTTCCTCTAGTTTTAGATGAGTACGCTAAAGGTCCACCTCTACCAAGAGATTGATTACGCCACGCAGTTGCCTGTGCTGCACTTCCAGTTGTTGCTGTACTTAATGACAGCGGAGGTGTGATATCTGGTTGTACTGGTTGGAACTGACTCGATGATAATGAGTCGCTCATTTTTAGTAGTTGCTATCTACGCCGCTGTTAAAGTTAGGTGCTTGACGTCCCATAACTGAAGGAACAATTCGTGCGTTAGCCATCGTTGCTCCTGCTTCGCTATTGATTGGAGCAGGCATACGTGCAGTGATGCGATGCTGTGCACCCTTGTACTCAACGTTCTGACGATTTGCCTTGTTCATGATTGTTGGATCGCCAGCCTGTGTGTTCTTCTTAGGCATTAACTTTCCAGCGTAAGAATCAGCACCTGGAGCGCTGAATGCACTTGCTGCGCTTCCCATGTATGCTCGTGCGCCTGTTGCCACGATCTGCTCTGGTGTTTGGTTATTCATTCTCTTACCTACCGATTCATGATGATTTGAAGGTGCGCCCATGCGACGACGCATTGCGTGACCCATATCTGTCCAATTGGCCATGTTGACTCCTTAGTCTTGTTCCAAGGATACGTCTGTTTTAGTTGGCTGTAATAGCAAACACAATGGCGCTAATCTCACCGTCACGAGACTCAATAGTGGTAAATCCTGGAATACAGGATAGATCCATACCTCGTGGGGCTACATAGCCTCTGGCGATTGCGATTGCTTTGACTGCCTGGTTTACCGCTCCTGCACCGACAGCACGAAGTTTTACTTCCTTCTTGTCGTAGATTGCGTGAGCAATTGCTGAGGCAACACTCTGAGGGTTTGAAGAGGCGCTGACACGTAGGAACGGTTCGTCAGCAGAAATAGGTGAAATTGATTCTGTCACAGTTATTAGTCCTTTGGTTCGAATTAGTGTGCCGCTCCTAACCAAAGGGTAAGGCTAAAGTCTTGCTTGGTCTCGGTATTTAGGGTCTTCAATTTGTTTGGCTACTGCCTTCTCGATTTCATCAATCGCAGTTTTTCCAGCAAGCCTTCCTAGAGCGTAGGCATCTGCGGCGTTGTCATCATTGAACTCTATGCCCCACCTCTTGTAGATTTGCATCAACATCTCTTGCTTTTTGGCGTTTCCTTTACCTGAAGCGTACTTCTTTAATGTCATTGGCGGAACTTTCAATGGGTAGCGACAGTTCTCATCTTCACCAAAGTAATCGTAGATCGCCATCTTGACTACCGCAGCCAACTCACCAAGGACTAAGGCTGAGTGACTAGCAAGGACTGACCCTTCCATAGCAATGTCTGTGATGCCGTGATTCTCGGACACATAATCAAGGGTGTCTATCAACCACTGGCGAATATCTACAAGCCGTTCAATACCAAAATACGGAGACTTGTATACCCATGTGATGTGTTTTTCTGGTTCTGCAATACTTACTGCAGACAAAGCAAACCCCGTTAACGATTGGTCAATACCAATCGCAACGAGGGTCTGTTCTTTTGTCAGTCCACCATCAAACAGTTTTGTTGGCACGGAGGGCTCTTTCATCTATGACCATCTCAATGGTCCCAAGATAACCTGCCCCGTCCGTCAAGTTATCTCTCTTGTGCATGTATGTCTCTCGTGCAATCTTTACCCATGCCATTGCTAATCCAACTTGTTCTTCAGTAATGTCAATACCGAAAATAACTTCCCAACCCTTTTTAATTCGGTTGAAGTTATCAAGAGGATGATCGTAAGTATAGTTACGCTCACCAGTGATTAAACTCTGCGCTTCTTCAAGCACAGTTGGCTTATGGGAGTCGG